CTGGTAAATACTCACGAATAATAGCAGTCTTAATACCAGTATCTTTTAGAAGAATAGAAGAAACTTCTTGGAGGTTACGATGTTCAAGCAAAGTAGTTTTCTGATTCAACTTACCCATCGCATCTTTAGCAAGATCTTTTAACTTAGCCTTTTCCTCATCGATGTTAGTTGTGTCAGATTTAATCCTCTCAACCTCAGCCTCGGCTTGGGAGATTTGTCTGTTGAGTAAGGTGATCGATGAATTCTTTGTAGAAAGTTCAATGTTCTTGTCGGCAATTTGCTGTACGACTTCATTGATCGAAGAAAGTTTTTCTTGAAGTTTGGTGAGCACTTGGTTGAGTTCATCAACTTTTCCGTTTTGTGTTGACAACTTCTCATTAAGGTCTGCGAGAATACTCTGTTTGTATTGTTCCGTGATATCTTGATTACAGCTTGGACAAACATCATGCTCTCCAAAGAACTCCACGTGACTTTCGCAAGTTTCGACTTTTTGTAGAAGTCGCTGTTGGAGTTGGTTTGCTTTGTTGAGGTCTTCTTTAATTTTATCTTGATCGGTAGTTTTACCTTTAAGCGTTGTAATCTCAGCAACAAGAGCATCGACCTCTGACTGAGTCTGCTCAATTTCTTGAAGGCTATTGGCGATTTGTGTTTGGACAGTTCGAATGCTATCAGCTTTTGCTTCTGAGATAGTTTTAATAATCGCTGTCTGTCCCTCAACTTTAGTTTTTGCTGTAGCGATTTCACTTTCAATTTTTGTGATGGCATCTTTAGTTTCCTGCGCCTTTTCTTTCAACAACTGATTCATTGTCGAGAAGATACGAATATCAAGAATGTCTTCAATCACTTCACGTCGTTGTCCTGGAGGTAACTGCATGAATGGAACAAACGATGCGCTACCAAGAATAACAACCTGTGTAAAAGTCTTGTAATTTAATTTAAGGATCTGCTGTTCGAGAATCTTTTGGTAGTCACGTGATGCAGCATCTTGGTTGATCATCTCACCATCTTGCCAGATTTCGAAGATGTTTGGTTTAATACCACGCTTGATCACATAATCTTTACCACTCACTTCAAACTCAACTTCAACCAGACATTTCTTACCATTGATTGAGTTTACAAGTTGACCCTTGTTGATGTTACGGAATGGTTTTCCAAAAAGCGAAAAGCACAATGCATCTAAGATTGTGCTCTTACCTTCACCATTCTTACCAATAATAAGAGTAGTAGTCGATTTGTTTAATAAAACTTTACTTGCAGAGTTACCAGTGGATAGAAAATTCTGCCACTGGACAGACTTAAATGTTAGCAATCTTATACCTCAATATTCACTGCCTCTGTATAGAGTGTTCGCATAAATGTTTTAACTTGTTCTTTATCAACATCTGTTTCAACTGAGTCGATATAGTGAGAAAGAACAGAAAGTGTATCTTCTAAGTTAATGGTCTCATCAATCTCGCCATCTTGAAACTCAGACATATCTTCAACAATCTTGATCTCATGACATCCCTTATTATACAACTTAGTAATGAATTTGTCAAATTTATAAAAATCACTTTTGTTCACAACTACTAACTTTACATATTTGTCTTTAAGGTCAATGGAATCGAGGTCGATGGGTTCTTGTTCTTTGTCATTGTATTCAATTCTGGAGAACATTGTATAAGGATTTTCAATGAATTCGAGTCCTCTTGTTGTAACATCAAACAAGTGAAATCCTCTGGGATCACTAAAGTCCTGCCACGTAAGTTCGTAAGGATTTCCCAAGTAGTGAATATGATTATCGCTTGAACGATGATGATAATGACCACTAAAAACCAAATCAAATTTGTCAAAAGTTTCTTTAGAAAGACCATCATGAGATTCCATTCCTCTATACATTGCAAAGCCAGCAATTTCAAAATGCCCCATACAAATATCAGCTTTGGTATTTTTTATATGATCAAGACTTTCCTGATAGTTTTCAGGACAGATCCATGGCATCATACAGATGTCAACACCACCAACCTGAATGTCTGTTGGTGAATCTATAACTGTAATATTATCATACTCTTTCAGAAGTAGATCTGGAGAGTTTACATCATTAGTGTTCTTGAAATAAGTATCATGATTTCCAGCCAGCATATGAACGGTGATGCCCATACTAGCCAAACGATCGAAGAACATTTCTTTTGCTCGCTGGAGAGCGTAGAAGTTAACATACTTGCGGCGATCGAAAGTATCACCAAGCACAAGAACGTGACTAATATTGTTAGTGGTGAGAGTAGGAAAGAAAGTGTTGTCATAGAACTTTTGAAAAAAGTCTAAAAATGCAATGCTGTCGTTCCGAGCACCGAAATGCTGATCTGTAATAATGGCTACTTTCATTCTTCACTCTCATCTTTCTCAATGAAGTCATCTAGGTCAACTTGCTTCTTTTTCTTTTTGGCAAGTTTACGTTCCATGAATGTATCATCAAAGGTATGATTTTGTTGCATAAAGTCAAGATAGGCATTATGATACTCTGTGTCATCGCCATCTTGGACTTCGAATGCCTCGAATGGCATGTCTTGAATCAGTTTACCCTTAATATAACTCTGCTTCTTTTCTTTGGCTATTCTGCGAAGAAACGCATAGTAAATTATTTGAGTAAAATATGCAAAGGGATTATTTGATTTAACTGGATCAAAGTTGTCGATGTATTGGATACAATTTTCAATACCATCGAGAATCATATCATCACGATATGAATAGTTAATGAAGTTGGGTTTGTAAGAAAGATGCGTTGCAATTTTAAGAATACATTCCCCAATGTAGTTACTTAACTGGGGTTTTGGTTTTCCTGTTAGTTTTGCTTCTTCTACTTGTTTTCTGTAATCTACTAGTGCTGCACAGAAATCAGCGTTGTTTACATAGTGTGCCATTATTAATATCTATCCTCTTTTAGTTCGAGGCTATGTTGTATATTCTACAACAATTCTATCTGCAAGACAAGTTTTTATTGAAAGAAAATTTATTTGATTTTTTATTTGACTTAGGGCATAATTCACGGTGTTAGGGTTGATAAAGATAGATCAGTTTATCGTATCGTTTCCTTCTACAAAATATCGATAAGTTTCTTTATCTTCTAACAATGATTTTAACACCTCTATCTTCTTTTTAATTTCTTCCATTGAATCATTACTGTTAACAAACTCATCATCTTCCCAAGAAATCTCTTCCTGTTCTTGTTCCACGGTTCTTTCATATTCAGAAACTAATCTTTTATAATGTGGGATGAACATATGATGCAATTTTTTAACGAACATTATTTCTTTCTTTGGAAGAATGAATTCTGTTTCATCTGAGAAATGACAAAATGGGTGTGCCGTTATGTGTTCTTTACCTTCGGATGGAATTGGAATCATACGAATGGTCATAGGGGATTCAACTTGAATATAATTCTCATCTTCAGCTTTGAGTACTGCCATGACCTGCTCACCATTAACTAATTTTACAATTACATATAATTCGTTACCGTTTAGCATAAATCCACCTCTATTATTTTAGTTTTAAATTCTTCTTCAGCATAGGTTTTATAACGCTCTGCTGCATGATTTAGAGTATGGTTTTTCCAAGATTTCCAATGCAAGTCATCTGCCAGATCATAAAGATTACATTCTGTTTTACCATTTTTTAATCTTAACCCTCGTCCGATACTTTGTAGATTACGGATTTTACTCTTCGAGGGAGATGCGAAAATAACATTCTCAATTGAAGGTATATTGATGCCAGTCGAGAATGTTCCGAAAGAAGCAATGATGATAGCATCCTCTTCTCCCTCTGTGATATGTCGGATTGCCTCACGATCGCTAGTTTCTGTACCACCGTAAACGAAGAATATTTTCCTAGTATCATGCGCTCTTTCCTTTATAAGATCGTAGAGGACTTTGCCGTGTTTTTCAACGTATTGAAAAAGGACCAGCGTATTTCCTTGACTTTTTATCGCTAGGTTTCTGATGAACTTGTTTCGTTTTTCATTAGAAACGATCCAGTCCATCTCATCCTGATACGTATTGTTTTTACGTCCCTTACGAATCTCTTCACTATACTTTAATATAATACACATTATATTTAGGTTTGCCAGTTTGTTAGACTCCATTAATTTTTTAGTAGTCGTTACACGATGAACTGGACCAAATATACCCTCAAGTACAAGTCGATGAATTTTCTTGTTATCTAACGTGCCTGTTGTTCCAATGCGATAACGAATGTTATCCATCTTTTCCATTACAGTTGTTAGTGATTTTGCTTTGAATTGGTGCGCTTCGTCACCAAGAATTACATTGAACTGCCTAAACCACGATTTTGGTTGTAAGTAAACAGACTGCCAAGTTGTGATTAAAATGTCTTTTGAGAAATCTTTTGAAAAACCAGAATAAAGTTTTTGGCAATGTTTAGAAACATCCCATCCATTTGCACTTGAGTAATCTTCAAAGTCGGCGTATAATTGTTCTACTAGTGAAGTTGTTGGAACTATTACGATGCACTTACGCTTATGCTCCAAGTGCCATCTAAGTATAGAGTAGATAATAAGTGACTTTCCAGATGCCGTTGGCGACAAGAGAAGAACTCTTTCATCAGACAGACCTTTGTATATCGCTTCCAATTGATAGTCTCTGATGGTGATTGATTCATTTCTTGATTGTGGATTAAGTGTTTTGACCCATCTGGCAAGAGCATCCAAGTTGATATCGTTTTGTACCCTAAGTTCCGTAGATAATTGTATTTCATAATTATTCCTATTCGCAAATTCAATTACATAATTAACTAAACCACTGTAAAGAGACTTTCTAACTTGATCATATAAGCGCACCTTACCATCCCACAGTCTTGCTTTATACTGTGGAGTAAATCTTGCTCCTGGATATTCGTATGTGAAGAAATCTGCAAGTTCTTGTTCAATCGATGGGTCAGAAAAAACACGAACATAAACTTCATCAAGTTTTTCAATTTTAATCAATTACATTCCTGCCAAAAATTTCTTCCATTCTACTGCAGTTTTAATTTGCCAATCACGTGCTTTGATTTGACCAAGAATGGATTCAAGTAGATATATCATAGTCTCAAGGTATTCAATTTTTACCTTCATAGTATTTAGATCGTCATCGCCAGTTAAAAATTCATCCATTTCATTTTTCAATGGCTTAACACCTTGCCATTGATTCCACTCAAGACTATTCAATTCATCACGAGACAACTCACCACGATAATACCGAAATTTGTTTTTACGAAGAACATTATAGTCAGATTGATATTTTGTGTGTTTAAGTTTTATCTGAACAAGTATCTTCACATACTTGGCATGGAGTTTGGGAGTTGCTGTGGAATTTTCGCCAAGAAAATTGTCATCGATTTGACAATCAGCGTCCCACATTTCTTGCAGTTGTTCAATATTCATAATAATCCTCAAGTTGACTTAGTGTCATTATACACTAAATCTTACAAAAAATCAAATAAATTTGTAATATGCGTAGCGGAATGTAACATTACCTATAAGGTATTGCACATCTTGGTTTGTAGATTGGAATGTTAACGATTCAATGCTAGTTGGAAACATATCAAAAAACATAAATTGTTGCGAAACTACGTTGTTGCTGGATAGCACGCTTAATGTTGCATCAGAATAGTTTTTTGCAAGTTCTGAATAATTAGTGGTATCACCGTCAAGTAATCCAAGATATTGATCATAAGACTCTGGGAAGCCAAGAGCCACAATCCAATTATAGATCGCTCTGTAGTTGGACATATCCTCAGCAACTAAAAATTGAACTTGTAATTCATCATATGTTAACATATCTCCAGGAATTGGAGAGGTTCTAAATGGGTTGCCAAATTCAGGTGCACCAAGATGAATTCCTGGAAGATTTACCTGCTGACAGAAAAACTGTAAATCAGGTAATTTAGAAATGCTAAACATAAAGCCATTGGGAGACAATGGACTAATGTTTTCAGGAATAGGGCAAGAAATAGTAGTAGTCATAAAATTATTTAGGAAAATAAAAAGGGGGATCCCGAAAGATCCCCCAAATACCGCTTCTACGTCGGTTTAGTTAAACCCAAATTACATTAGGTTAGTAACTTTAACCTTACGGTAGTAGTAGTTGTTACCAGATGCTAGTCCATCACCTCCAGCGTCAAGGCTAGTGAATGGGTTAGCAACTAGACCATAACGTGTCTTGAAACCAATCTTTGGTTGGAAGCTGTTAGGATCAACTGCACGAACCATTTGTAGAGGAACGTATGGGCAGTAGAACAAGCCAGCATCAAAAGCGGAAGCGCCTTTGTAACCAACAACGAAGAACTGTGTTGCAGATACGTTAGAAGTATATGGGTCAACATATACTTTGTACTTGCCGTTTAGAACACCAGCAAAAGTTGTGCTTGTGTCATCAACAGTTAGGTCATTCTTACCGCTTAGAGCAGAAGAATAGTCAAGAACACCAGCCATCGCTAGAGCAGAAGCAACGTCTGCAGAAGTGATGATGATGTTACCACGACCACGACGTGTAGCCTGACCGATAGCATTGGCTTCACGTTCGATTTGGAACATTAGACCCTTGAATTTTTCAACAGACCAACGACCATTAGAATCAACGTCTAGGTTGAAGGTACCAGCAGCAGCAGTAGAACCACCTTATGCGCCAGCTGCAGAAGATTTGTAAATTGTACGAATAACTTCACGGTTAATTTCAGCAAGAATCTCAGTAGAGAGAATGTTGCTTAGTTCACCTTCAGCGTCAAGACCATGAACAGACTTCATGTCTTGTGCTAGTTCAACTGAGTACTCAGCTTTTAGCGCACGAGTCTTAGCAGTAACGCTGGTCTTCTCGATTGAGAAAGCCATAGCACCGAAAGAACCATCGCCAGTACCGCCTTGACCAAGACGCTCACCAGCAGAAGTTGATATACCAGCACCAGTAGTCTCGGAACCACCGAAGTCATACGCACCAGAGTGAG